TGATGAGGGAGAAAGACAGGAGAGACCATGTTCGCGAGTAGCTTCATGCCAGACTATTACGTGCTGCAGGGCCGTATGGGGGCCTACGAGGCGGCGGACGTCGTCGCCCTGTTCGACGGGATGGACCACTACGAGGCGTGGGCAGTGGGGGACGCCCTGGCGTACCTGGTGCGCGCTGGGAGGAAGACCAAGGACCCCACCGAGGACCTTGGCAAGGCCAGGAACTCGCTCACGATGGCGCTGGACCACAGGGAGGCCCGCAGGGACGGGGGCGTGATCTGATGGAGTGGGCCAGGTGCCCGCAGTGCGGGAAAGATGTGCCTCTGACCATGTTCAGGCGCGACGGGTTCACAGGCAAGAGGCGCGAGGTGTGCGAGAGGTGCCACCACAAGGACGTGGAGGCGGCGAGGGACAGGCCGCGCAAGGGCACGAAGGCGAGGCCGTGGCTCCGAGAGGACCTGGACGTCCTCTATGCAAGCGAGGGAAGGGACATCCGCGACGTGGCGAGGCAGCTCGAAAGGTCGGAGAACGCCACGCACCACATGCTCCCAGTGGTGGGGATGCGCACGAGGAATCGGATAATCGAGAGGATGGACCCCGCCAGCGGAAAGGGTTAAGGCTGGCGGGGTCTCCCGTATTGTACCACGCGTCGAAATTGTAAAAGTTTTTGCAAGATCAGGCCAATCTGCCGTCCATCGTGTGTTATAATAAGTTTAACGACAGGGGGTTAAGGGACACCCCCGCGAAAGGGGCCAGAAATGATCAACACCGTAAGCAAGCAGCAGATCGCCAAGACCTTCTCCGAGTACGTCGACAGCGTCGCGTACAAGTACGACCTCTACATCCACCCCTACACCATGGGCGGGAGCCAGGGCGAGGTCGCGAAGGTCGACATGACCGACGGCAAGGACGTGTACCGCGTCGTCCTGAGGACGGGCACCGACTGGAACGAGACGTTCCACGCCGACACCATGTACATCGAGGTCAGGAAGTACGAGGGCGTCGCGTTCGACCCCTACCACGACATCCTCTGGGCCGACGACGGCGAGGTCCTGGACACCTGCACGTGGTACCGCATCGGAGCCGACAGGTACGCGAGTAAGCTCAACTACCTCAAGTGGCGCGACGTCATGACGGCTCGCAGGGCGTCCCAGAGGACCAAGGGAATCAGGACCCTCAAGACGGCACCAGAGGTCATCCTGAGGGCCGTCCGCAAGGTCGCGGGGTACAAGCGGGTGAAGGCCGAGGACATCAAGTGCCTGAGGGTCCAGGAGCGTTGCAACGGGCGCAAGAGGTACATCATCGACTTCACCCGTGGCATCGGCAACCGAGGCAACGAGCTTTGCCTCGACCTTTAGGACGAGTCGGGGACGGTCTGAGAGGGGCCGTCCCCTTTGATCGGAGGGAGAGATGCAAGTGTTGTGCGACATGATCGGGGAGCGGCCAGACGAGTACGACCTCATGGCCGTGAGGACCGACGGCAGGGTGTGGGAGCGCCTCGGAACCTACGGGACGCGCCAGGAGGCCGAGGACGAGGCGTTCTCACTTGACAGGGCAAGGTATAGGGCGGCGGCGATAAAGCCCCAGATATCGCATTACAGGCCCTTCCAGACCCATGCCATGTACGAGCTTTGGAGGACGGCATGAGCTACAAGGTTGTTCTTTGGACGAGGGTGAAGCACCAGGACGAGTGGGAGGAGCACGAGAGCGTCGTGAGGACGGGCGCGACGCTGGCGGAGGCGATGTGGTTCGCGGACGCCCAGGTGCTGTGGTACGCGAGCCATCCCGAGATGTTCCTCGGGGTCATGGTCGAGGCCGAGCGAGAGCGTTAAAAAAGTTGTTGACCAGCCGACGTGGTAGGGTTATAATTAGTTTAACGATAGCCGATCACGAGGAGGCCAGACATGGGCGACTACACCTACTACGAGCACGAGGGCGTCAGGTTGGAGATATCGTACGACAGCGGCACCGCCTACTACACACGATGGGTCGTCAAGGTCAACGAGAACGGCTCGAAGTGGGCCAAGTCGTTCCACACCAAGGAGCAGGCCGTGAAGTTCGCCGCGGCGTGCGTCTACTGCCTCGATGCTGGGGTGAGGCAGAGCCTGTACTTCGACGCCTGCTGCCACTTCGAGGGTATCGCGGCCTAGCGTGATGTCGCCTCCTGGGGGCGTTGCCCCTGGGAGGCCTTGTGTTATAATAGGTTTAAGGAAAGGGGCAGGAAATGAAGCGTTGGAGCGACGACAGGATGGACGAGTTCAAGGCCGAGGCCCTCGATTTTTACCGCGAGAACAGCTTCGGATACAAGAGCGTCGAGCAGTACGTGCTCATTGACTTCGGGCACATGGTGGACGCAGAGCAGCGGGCGGAGATCGCCCAGTACATCCGCGAGAACCTCTAGGAGGGGGCGTGTCGGACAGTTTCAGGAGCTTCTTCGGGGAGCCGAAGGGCGGGGAGGGCGAGAGGTGCAGGTACACCACGCGACTCGACACGTACGGATGCGGGTGCGCCCACAACTGCAACTACTGCTACGCGAGGTCGCTGCTCGACTTTCGCGGGAACTGGCACCCAGACAGCCCCTCGGTTGCGTCGACGGAGGACATATCGAAGGCGTTGAAGAGGCTCAAAAGAGGGCAGATAGTGCGTCTGGGCGGCATGACGGACTGCTTCCAGCCGTTGGAGAGGGTGTACGGCGCGACGAGGCAGGCCATACAGATGCTGCAGGCGAGGGGCATCGGGTACCTCATAGTGACGAAATCGGCGCTCGTGGCGGACAAGGCGTACACGCGCATAATGGACCCGGAGCTTGCCCACATCCAGGTGAGCGTGACGAGCACGTCCGACGGGCCGAACTTCCTCGGGGAGAGGGCGAGCGCTCCGAGCGACCGCCTAAGGGCCGCTGAGAGGCTCCAGGAGGCTGGATACGACGTCTCGCTGAGGGTGAGTCCATATATACCCGAACTTGTGGAAATAGAGGCTCTGAGGGCCTCCAACGTCAGTAAGTGCCTCGTAGAGTTCCTGAGGGTGAACGGCTTCATCCAGAGGTGGATGGAGGAGGCGGGGTACGGCACGGGGATGTACACGCACAGGTCGGGAGGCTACAGGCACCTGCCCCTGACGGTCAAGAGGCGGCTACTTGAGCCGTTCAAGAGTTTCGAGCTGACGGTGTGCGAGGACGTGCCAGAGCACTACGACTATTGGACGCGGCACGTCAACGCCAACCCCGACGACTGCTGCAATCTGAGAAAGGCGGTACAGAGTGAGACCGATGCCAGAGCTTGAGGTCGTGGAGATACCCACCGACGAGCTTTTGGAGTACCCGAACAACGCTACTTGTCATAATGGGCATTAAGTGATATTATCATCGCATCCGAATTATCAGAAAGGACGCGATGAAGGTAATAGACTTGACAGGGCAGCGGTTCGGCAGGTTGCAGGTTATCGAGGAATGTGGACGCTCTAAAGACGGCCAGAAAGTCTATCGTTGCAAGTGCGACTGCGGCAACGAGACAAAGGCACGTTCTGGGAGCCTACGACAAGGAACTAAGAAAAGTTGCGGATGCCTCAACCGAGAAATCACGGCACAACGGAACAGGGAAAACGTAAAGCATGGAGGGTGCGGGACGAGGTTATACCGAATCTGGTACGACATGCGCCAGCGGTGCCGATACAACAAGTCGATTAATTGGCACTTGTACGGCGGTAGGGGCATTACGGTCTGCGACGAGTGGAGCGATGACTTCCAAGCGTTCAAAGACTGGGCAGAATCAAGTGGATACCGAGACGGATTGCAGCTAGACAGAATCGACAACGACGGCAATTATTCGCCCGATAACTGCAAATGGTCTACCGTATCGGAGCAAGGCAACAACCGAAGGACTTGCATATACGTTACTATCGACGGAGTTACGAAATCAGTCACCGAATGGTGCGAGGTTACGGGGGTAAACAGGATAACCGCATACAACAGAATCAGGCGCGGATGGGAGCCATCAAAAGCCGTTACGGAAGGAGCGAATAATTGAGACCTATGCCCGAATTACAGATAGTGGAATTGCCCACAAGCGAGCTTGTTGAGTATTCTCGGAACTCAAAGCTGCACCCGCACGAGCAGGTCGACCAGATAGTGTCGAGCATAGAGCGTTTCGGCTTCAACTCGCCCATACTGGCGTGGCACAACGACCAGGGCGAGCCTGAGATCATCGCGGGACACGGAAGGCTTCTGGCGGCGCGGAAGCTGGGCCTCGAGACGCTGCCAGTGGTGTTCCTCGACCACCTGGACGACGAGCAGAGGCGGGCATACATCCTCGTCGACAACCAGCTGACGATGAACAGCGGGTTCGATATCGAGATGCTTAGGTCTGAGCTTGACAACATCCTTGATATCGACATGAGCCAGTTTGGCTTCGACATCAGCCTAGAGGAGTTCGACCCGTCGTTCGATGACGCTGAGGACGAATCTGAGCCAGACGAGGAGGTTTCGGTCAAGGTTCTGTTCCATGACACAGACCTCTATCAGAAGTACCGTCAGGCGTTCTCCGAGATGGAGAGCGACGGGGCATCGGTAAGCATCTCATGAGACTTCGAAGGGCAACGCCAAAGGAAATAAGCTACGCATGCAAGAACTTCCACTACGCGAAGTCGGTTCCAGCTGCACACAAGTACGACTACAGCATCTTCAATGATGAAGGCGAGTGGTGTGGCGTCATTCTGTACTCATACGGCTCAAGCCCACAGATAGGTATGCAGTACGGACTCTTTGCCGGGGAGGTGCTTGAACTTATCAGGGTTGCACTCAACGGGAAGCAAAAATGCACCTCTCAGGCCGTTTCAGCTACTCTCAAGAGGCTTCACCACGACGCTCCGAACATAAAAATGATTGTCAGTTTCGCAGACCAAGAGCAAGGCCACATGGGCACGATCTATCAGGCTACTAACTGGATGTATACAGGCTCAAGGAGCGGGGCGTCGGCGTTCATAGTCAACGGTAAAAGGATGCACTACAAGACAGTCGTATCACAAGGATGGAAGAACAACGAGAAGTGGCTGCGGGAGCATGTTGATCCCAACGCCAGGGAAGTACAGAGCGGCAACAAGCATAAGTACCTTTTCTTTCTTGACAAGAAGCTCAGGAGAAAGTTTAAGGACTTAGAGAAGCCGTACCCGAAGAGAGACAACTAGCTATAATAGTTAATGCGGGTTCCTCAGAGGGAGGAACGGAGCACACCAGCACCGTCAGGGCGTTCGATTCGACCAACCCGCTCCATTACTCAGGAGGCCGACACAATGGCTAACGAGCAGAACCTGATGCCAGGCGCACACAAGCTAACCCAAGAGGAAGCGTCGAGGGGCGGAAAGAGGTCTGGAGAGACCAGACGCAGGCGAAAGGCGTTCGCGGAAGCGTTCAACACCCTTTTGGAGAACAGCTACACAGACAGATCTGGCAAGCAGGCGCAGGGCGTCGAGGCCATATCTATGCGAGTGTTCCAGCAGGCCCTGGACGGCGACATGAAGGCCGTGCAGTTCATTCGTGACACGGTGGGCGAGATGCCCGTGCAGAGGGTTGAAGTTGACACCATAGACCCGCAGGCGCGGGCCGAGATGGACGAGCTTCTTGGGCTATGAGCAGACGGGCGGACATAGTCAGCGCATTGAAGGAAAACCCCACGGCCTTCGCTGGTCGCCTGGGGTTTCCTCTGCTCACGGACCTCCACAGGAACTGGTGCCGCGAGATGGTGTTCGGCAGGAGCGACCACACATTGCAGGCGCATCGAGGCAGCTACAAGACAACGACAGTCTCGATCGCCCTCTGGCTCCTCATCCTGCTCAGGCCCAACGCCCAGATGGCGTTCTTCCGCAAGACGGACACGGACGTCAAGGAGATTCTAGAGCAGGTCAAGAAGATGCTCAGGACGGACGTCACCCAGTACATCTCGGAGGCCCTGTGGGGCGTCTCGTGCCGCATCACGACGGACAACATGCTGGAGGTCAGCACGAGCCTCTCAAGCGACGCCAGGGGCGGCGCGCAGCTCACGGGCATGGGCATCGGCGGCTCATTGACGGGCAAGCACTACGACCTCATCTTCACCGACGACATCGTGAACCTCAAGGACAGGTCGTCGAGGGCGGAGAGGGAGCGCACCAAGGACGCGTACCGCGAGATAAAGAACCTCGTGAACCGTGGCGGCAAGATATTCAACACTGGCACCCCGTGGCACGTGGACGACGCGTTCCAGCTCATGCCAGAGCCTGAGAGGTGGCCCTGGGACGCGACGGGCCTCATGACCCAGGAGCAGTACGACGAGATCGCGAAGGTCACCACGCCATCGCTGCTGGCTGCGAACTATCAGCTCAGGCACATACCGTCGGACGACGTCATATTCACGGACCCCAAGACTGGCGCGGACATCCAGATGGTCATGGACGGCACGGCTCACGTCGACGCGGCGTACTACGGCGAGGACTTCACGGCGTTCTCGGTGATGGCGATACACGACGGCGTGAGGTACGTCTACGGCAGGCTCTGGCGGAAGCATGTGCAGGACGTGACCCCTCAGATCGTGGAGGAGTGCCAGAGGCTCAGGGTCGGCAGGCTGTACATGGAGAGCAACGCCGACAAGGGGTACGCGGCTAGAGACTTCAAGGCCCAGGGCCTCAGGGTGTCTGGTTACAGCGAGCACGAGAACAAGCACATCAAGATCGTGACCCACCTCAAGGGCGCGTGGGGCGACATCGTGTTCGTCAAGGGGACGGACGAGGCGTACATCAACCAGATCACCGACTACACCGAGGACGCGGAGCACGACGACGCGCCAGACTCGCTGGCGTGCCTGTGCATGAGGTGCAGGCCCCAGGCGGAGTACAGCTCGCCGTTCCAGCGTGCATAAAGAAATTTCAAGACCGTCGGTTGACCACCCCTCCAAATGTGTTATAATAAGTTTAACGAAAGGGGATGGAGGAAGTCCCCTGATAGGGAAGGGGTTCACGATGACCGAGTACGCTCTCAAGGTCAAGTGCGAGAACGAGGAAGCCAAGGAGTACCGTTTCTTCGACTATGACAAGGCACTCAAGGAAATGATGTGGCAGGCGAAGTACTGCAACCCGGTCTGCGTAAAGCTCCAGAGGGTGGAGCACGACGAGTACGGCGAGGAGATCGAGTGGGAGTGGTAGACAGAGGCCCCTTCGGTGGCCTTTTTCGTGTCTGTACGAAAATGCTATAATCGTTCAAGCGGGTAAGGAACTTCCCGCCACAGAGAGGAGCAGGACGCGGCAGGAGGGAACACCCGTGTACACGTATCAGGACTTCATAGAGAAGCGCGGAGAGCACAAGAACATCCTCATGGACATCATCGAGAACCACAGGGCGTCCCAGGGGTTCAAGACGGCGCTTCTTGCAGACGAGTACGACGCCCAGCGCAACGTGACGATCACGAACTACTCGAAGATGCTCTACTCGACCAACGGCATCCCTTCGGTAGACTTCACGGCGTCGAACAACAAGATCGCGAGCAACTTCTACCACAGGCTCAACACCCAGAGGGCGATGTACAGCCTCGGGAACGGCGTCTCGTTCGTACAGCCAGACGAGGTCGGGGAGAGCGACACCACCAAGGAGAAGCTCGGCCAGGGGTTCGACTTCGACCTCATCAGGGCGGGCGTCAAGGCGCTGGAGCACGGCGTCACGTTCCTGTTCTGGAACTACGACAGGATGCACGTGTTCCCGCTGACAGAGTTCGCGCCTCTTTGGGACGAGCAGGACGGCAGGCTCAGGGCTGGCATACGGTTCTGGCGCATCGACGACGACCACCCGATGACCGTGGAGCTTTACGAGGAGGACGGAATCACCAGCTACCACACTGCGGGCGGGAACTCGCGCGAGCTGGTGCAGGACGGCGGGAAGCGGGCGTACATGGAGCGAGTCGTGAGCATCCCGGCGGACGGCCAGACGGTCGTGGGGGAGATGAACTACGGGTCGCTGCCAGTGGTGCCCTACTTCGGAAACGCCATGAGGCAGTCGACCCTGGTGGGCCTCCAGACGGCGATAGACGCGTACGACCTCATCCGATCGGGGTTTGCAAACGACCTCGCGGACTGCGCCGAGATCTACTGGCTCACGTCGAACTCGGGCGGCATGACGGACGCGGAGCTGGGTCAGTTTCGGGACAGGCTCAAGCTCACGCACATCGCGAACATCGACGCGGACAACGGGTCGGCGGTCACGCCGTACACG